TTATGTACAAAAGTGACCTTTATTATAAAGATCAAAATAAGGTGCATATTCCTGCATAAACCTACCACCTATTCCTATTCGTTCCCTACCACTCATTCCTATTCCAAGTCGGCCACTTAGGGTTTATTCAGTAATAGAATTACAAGAAGAATGAACCTCATAAAAAGTATTCAAATGCCAGTATTGCACAACAGCGCTACTTATATCATTTAGCGATGAACTGATTTACGATTACGTTCGATGATCGATTAAAAAATCGAACTTACACAAAATAATTTACAGGCTCTAAAATACGTTTAGTACTTTTAGCAGTATCAATAACAATACCACCACCTTTCTTCGCAACCGTTACCATCCCTGTACTAATCGCTGCTGAAAGACCATTGAGTGCTGTTGTCATCTCCTAATTTTGGTGGGTATTTAGCCTTATCGACTACAGCCCCTTAATTAATTACTTCAAGAAAATCATCTATTAAATTGAGTAAATCTAGACTTTTACATTTAGAAAAAATTACCTTATTTACAATGTTATCTTTGTATTCAAAAAAATGATCTTCATATAAAAACCAAGTAAAATAAATAGTATTATTATTCCTTGCTGCCCTTTTACTGAAATCATCAAAGGTTTCTTCTAAAGTGATTCTGTAATTCTCAGATAATAAACCTTTAGGATAGAAAAATTTTTTACAATTTTCATCATTTATCACATTGCTATAATAGTAATTATCATTTAGTAAGTTTTTTAGTGAATTTATAAAGCTAGTCACATAAGTAGGAGAGTCTAAAGTTCCTAGATACTCCCCCTCAATACATAAACGCAATGGGATGAAATTACTATTCTGATAATTTCCATCAAACTCTATAAAAACTTGATCGTTTCCAATTCTATTCATTTGCTATCTACCATTTTTATCAAGTCAGAAGGGACATCAGAAATCTTGATATTTCGTTCCTTTCCTGAGGACGTAATACCTTTTGTCGAACCATTCCAATGGAAATTGCCATTACCATCATTTTGAAACCTATGATAAATGACCTTCCCATCTTTATTTTCAATTGCCCATCTATTTTTTGGATCACTATCAATTTTTACACTGTTTTCCCATAATTTTACATGATTGTCAGGAATTATTGCTTTAGTAGAGTTATAAGGCATATTTCCATCTTTCAAGTCATGATGTCCTGGATTTTCATAATATTGTGTTTCAACATTAATAACTTTATCTTTAGTTGATGGCTTGGTGCCTTCGACTATGTAATTACCAATAGTATTATTACTTTCGTCCTTATGTATGCCTAAAATCAGCAAAAAATCTATTTTTTAAATTCAGTAATATTAATAGGCTGATCTTTGACTAACTCAAGTACTCCTTCACCACCTTTAAAGTGAATAGATACACCATCATCATTGCTCAGTAAAATACCGCTACCAGATACAGCACGTTTTAAATGATAAACTGTGTCTGAATTATCTACCATTTCTGCAGTTTCAAAATTATCTGAAGATTTTAATTCAATGGTTAAATCTTGTGGGCCATTAAAATAAATAACTTGTGTTTCTGCAGGTGCATTACTTTGTACTTTTTCTTGGCTCACTTCATTATTTAAATTTGAGTTACATCCCATTAAACCGAATGCAAGTAATGTTGCCCCTAAAATATATTTCATTTTTGTACCTTTTCTAAAAAATTGAAGCAAACTTATACTAATGACTTTAACTTTTGATAAAAAGATGGAATTACACTTTTATACTAAATTTTACTGAAAGTAATGAAGCTAAAGTTGACTAAATAAATCAGGAATTGTCTTTTTTAAAAATTAATGCAAAAAAATATAGCAATATATGTTTCTTTAAATAAAACCTACATACACTCACATTCCTTGATCTTGAATTATTGTACGCTCATGTCATCTTAATTTTTGAATTTCAGCTATGAGTAAAAATAAAATGTACGATGCTCAGGTTTTACAGCAACAATATGAGCAATGGCATGATTTACATCGACAGATGCGAGAAGCGCAGCAAAAATGGCAAGCTGCAGAAAAGCTCTGGCAAAAATTACAGGCCTATTATCAAAGTGAACAATGGCTTGAGGACTATGAAAATGCGCCTGAACTTAGCTGCCGCGAAGGGGAATATTCTATATTATCGCAAGATACGCTATGGAATGCTTTAGAAGAGCGTCGCCAACAGGCAATTGATTGGATGAAACTGAGTTTAAGTGTGATTGAGAATTAAACTTAATCCAAACTTACATCTAATTTATTTTGATCAATAAAACTATCATCACAGTTTTATTCAGTAAATTTACTGCATATTTAATCAGTTATGTTATTTTGAGTTGGTTTGAAGAAATTAAAAACGAGTATCAACATGAAAAAGTTATATAGTGTTTTGGCTGTTTTAAGTGTGGCAACTTTAGCTGCGTGTAGTAATCAGCCTATCAATGAACAAACTCAGGTGCCACAGACCATGCAAAATTGTGTCCTAGAATCTGCTGCGCAGTTAGTTGGTAAAACAGGTTTGACTGAAACACAAATTAAAGCGCTTACCCGAGCTGAAATTGTGAGAATGGTTGCACCAGGTCAGCCTGTAACAATGGATTATCGTATGAATCGAGTCACTGTGGTGGTCGATCCGAAAACTAAAATTATTATACAAGCTTCTTGCGGCTAAAAATTTTAAGAAATTTTCTCAATATTACCCTGAAAATTTGCTCTGATTTTCAGGGTTTTGCGTTTTAATCAGCCAATCACTCAAAATTAAAGGACTACAGTGTTAATATATCGGTTGTCATAAAATTTTAGATCAGGTTAGAAATGCACTTATTTATGTGTTTGAAAAATCAAGGAAATATACATTGATGCAAGCCTTGAATATATCGACACGCTTAGGTGGATTCTACTTTTTCTATAGAACCATTGTGGAGAGTTTATTTTTATAAGTCTAATAAAAACAAATTGTTATGTTGGTATTTTGCAGGTTTTATAGTGTCACTTTTTTACTTGTAGATTATTTGTAGACTGTTGAGAAACATGCTTAAATCAGTACTGTTCAAGGTATCTGGTATTAAATATGAAACTCAACAAGTCCAATGTTGATGCTATTCCATTGACGACATCAGGTCAAAAAATTTATCGGGATAGTGAGTTAATTGGCTTTGCTGTTCGGGCTACCACCAAATCAAAATCCTATATCATTGAAAGACGAAATGCAGGGGAACTGTACAGGGTAGTACTAGGTAAAACTAATGAGATTTCTACCTTGTCCGCTCGTGCAAAAGCACAAACCATTTTGGCTAAAATTGCCAATGGTGAGTATGTAAAGCCATCTAAAAAACAAGTTGTTAATAACCCACTTGATATTACAGTGCAAGAAGCATTGGATATTTATCTAAGCAAAAATGACTTCAAGCCAAAAACAGTCAAACAATATAATAAGTACTTCAATTTGTATTTGCGCTGGTCGAATAGAAAATTATTTGAAATCACCAAAAGTGAAGTCCTGGATAAATTTATTGAAGTAACTAAGTTGAGCCCTTCATCTGCCAATGGTGCTGTATCGCTACTGGGTACGTTGTGGAAATATATGCATGTGCTGTACTCAAGTGATGAGGATCCAATCCTGCGCACAAATCCTGTTGATGTTATTGCTGTAACCAAGGGCTGGAATAAAATTGAGCGTCGTGAAAGGCACTTAGATAAAGAGGTTATTCACAAATATTACAATGCCGTTCTGAATTACCAGGATGAACTGAATTTAGAAAATACTGCTCGATCTAACACACATCGAGATATACTTTTATTCACAATGTATACGGGTTGCCGTCGTCAGGAAGTTTGTAAGCTGAAATGGACTGACATCAATTTTAAAGATGGAACTGTTGTGTTTAGGGATACAAAAAATGGCGCTGACCATTGGTTTCCCATAGGTGACCATCTATTATCAATCCTGAAAGACCGTTACTTATTACGCGAGAACGATTGGGTTTTTCCTGCGACAAAAATACCAACGTCAGCAAACATCCATGCCACCTGTGTTGATCGGATTCTAAGAGTCATAGGTGATCAGGTGGATTTCTATGTTTCAATGCACGATTTTAGACGTACTTTTGCCACGATTTGCAATTTACTTCGATTCAATATTTACGTGACCAAGCGATTATTGAATCATACTGCTAGGCCACGTGTTGATGTGACTGGTGGATATGTGCAAATTCCAATGGAAGAACTCAGGGCTTCAATGAACATGGTTGAAGCTGTTTATCAGGGCAAAATTGACTGTTTTAATTATGAAAGTGTCTGGGATGAGCGATTAAAACAAATTAAGGCAGGATAGACCTGCCTTATACATACTGAGCCGTGCACGTTGTTGTGCGGCTTTTTTCGTAGGCGAGCACATCACGTTTTTTATAGGCGATGCGTCGTCCAATTTTCGTATAGGGCAACTCAGAACCATCGCAGCGCATTCGTGCCAGTGTCCAAGGGGAGCAACCCAAATATAGCGCCACCACTTCTTGACCAAAATTTTGATCATTTGGAGCAGCTATAAAACTTTCAAGTAATTGCTGTTTTTTACATTCAGCAACTGAATCCAAGTTTTTTAATGCCATCACGACACCTCTCCCAAAGCTTTAACCACACCATACTGGTCATGCTTGTTAATATATAAAGCAAGCATGTTGTAGAGTGGATGCACAAAGTGTTTTTGCACACGGATAATGATTCCAGTACCATCAACCTTTCTACTCTTTGTGACCTTGATAACCCATTCAACAAAATCAGAATTTAAATGACGCATATCAACCGCTATTTCATAAAGAGCGCCTGTTTCACCTGCATCTAACACCAAATTAAACGGCTTCTCTTTGTGTAGTTCGCCGATGATGAAATTTGCTACTGCAATATTTGTTTGTTGGATTTCAGTCATTGGTTGGCTCCATCTCAATAACTTCATCTGTGAATTCACGAGATCCAGGAGTTGCAAACTTTTCGGTTACTCCATATTCTTCCTGAAGATAAGCATTAAAGAATTCAGATTTATCCATCACGCGAAAGCCTTCAGGTAAAGCATCTTGAGCTTGCTTAAAGATAGACTCTAATGTTGTTCGAGTAGGATATTGGCCCAAAGGAAGTGACATGGTGACAACTGCTTGCTGCCCAGACTCTTCTTCAATCGCATAAACCTTCATTTCAATTTTAATTGGTGCATTCATTTTCATTTGGCTGGCTCCTGTGCTTCGATCATGGCTTGGTAAGCTATATAAGCCTCACCTTCAGAAAGAAAAATATCTGCATGATCGCAAAGCAAATTAACCTCAATGGGTGTGTTGATCATGCGGGCAATCGTTTTATCCGTCGGCTCTTTAGGCACTAAAACAAACCCATCTGGAATGGCTTGGGCTTTGGCTGCTTGCCATGCTTCCCAACAGGTTTGAGTGTGCTTATCAACATAAAAGTCTAGATCGAGCGCAAACTGCATAAAATGGGCGTCATAGCGTGATTCAAACCACGCTTCAAACGCCTCTTTTTCGTTTTGAATTTCCATCAAACTCTCCTGAGCAAACATCTGCGCAAAACCCTGATTTATGGTTGAAATTGCGCAAATAATTGCTCGAAATATTTATTAAGCTATTTCTTCAATAGCGTTTTTTAATTGCTGTTTTTGCACTGGAAGTAAGGTTATTTGACCTTGAGTTAAATCTTCCACAAGCTTTGTGAAGTAGCCTATTGCATTACCTAATGTTGTTTCATCAGCTTGAGCAGGGCGCTTTATCAAAATATCAATCGCTTCTAAAAGTTTTCGCTTTTCATGCACTTCCATCACGCCACCTCAACCTTTAATAATATTCGTCATCAAGCCATTCACATTCATCTTCATAGCTCTGATAAAACTTTGAAACACAATCAGGGCAAGCTTCATAAACTGGCCCACACATGCCCTCATCGGGATCACGATATGAACTCAAATAAGGAACATGATTTCCGCATTTCCTACAGCATTCCCATTGCTCAGGATCTTCTTTTTTGGCTTGAATCGCTGCTTGATGCTCATTCCAGCATTGATCACACATGTTGTAATATTCAGCACCAAAGCTATCGGCTTCTGAACAAATACGGTGAGTAGCCTTAATATCGTGGTGTGTGTAGCAAAATGTTCCCCATTCATCATCGTGAATAGAAACGGATTGTCCTGGTAAATGTGCAGACATTTTTAAGCCTCCTTTCTTAATTGGCTAGTACGTTGACAGTATTTAACACAGTGATGTTTGCCAGATTGACAGGCTTTGAACTCAGTAAGTCCATGCAAGTCGCATTTGCCTTCAAAAGTACTTTCACCTTCGCCAAGTTAATCTGACGATGCACTTCCACAAATTTAGACATCATCGAATTGTCCAGATCATTCACAAAAGATTTGCCGTATTTGAGCCACTGCATGCTGAACAACTTAAAGCGCTCGATCATGTAGTCACTCATTACATAACTCGGTTGAATCTGACCGCGCTTTGCAAATATCTCACCAGTTTTCGCACCTTTTCGGATAACAACACGGTCTTTTTTAATTTTGATTTCATGCCCACCACGAACACACCACTCCATAAATGCAGGGCATAGCTCATTCGGTAAGCGAGAAATTGTATTGATATGCTCGGTCATGCTGTGCCACCCACTGCGACCAATTCCGCTTTCTTACCTCTGCATTGATCTGCAACCTGTTGCTCGTATTCAGTACCCCTGAATTGCGTGTAGATAATCCCGAGTTCTGCAATATCTTTAGTATTGCCGATGCGCTCAACAGCTTCTTGGTATGCTTCAAGCAAAGCTTCTTCTTGTGAGCGACCATCATTCAGCCAAGCCAAAATTCGCTTACCTGTTTCGCGGGTAATAACTTCACCCTCAGGATTAAATAGCTTCGTACGATCTTTTGTAGGTACCGCTACATGGTTTTCATGCAGAACATCTAGCGCCACAGTTAATTCATACTCATATCCGTCGCGTTGCTCAGCTTTCATGCCAAGTTTTAGAATCTTTTTACCTTCACCTTGCACAGTTTCTGTTTTGGCACGTGTTGTTGTGATGATGTGCATATCAGTCTGCAACATTGCATCAATGAACTTACGGTGCTTAGGTGTGGTTTCAGACCATGCTGACCAAGTATTACCTTTAAAGCGTACAGCTGCCTTATCGTTTATTTCCAAACACCCGCCAGTACCGATCCACTCATGCGATGCACTGTCAATAATCAGCACCTCATAACCCATGTTATATGCAGCTTGGATAGCACCAACAAAACGCTCTGGAGAGTAGGGCGGGCGCAAAGGCAAGGTGTCAAATTTAAACTCCGATGCGTACAAAGATGCAGATTCATTTTCTGTATCAATAACAGCAATCTTTTCACCAAGACCAGCAGCCATTTGAAGTGCGCTGTAGGTTTTTCCACTGCCTGATGGCCCATTTAGGTTGAGTTTTAGCTTTGCTTTTTTTCGCTCTGCTTTTGTAAATACAAATATTTCGCTCATTTTTCTAACCTCAATATTTGATTGAAACATGCGGAATCAAGCCGCTAATAATTGCGCCAACAAGTTCTCTAAGTTGGGACTCAGTTAGATCAGGGCAAATACCTTTAATCGCTTCCAGCGCCTCACGATTAATATGGCGACGATGCTCAACATCAGCTAATCGAGCTTCTTCTGCTTTTCGCGCTGCCTCAGCTTGAGCAAATTGCTCTGCTTCAATGCGCTTACGTTCATTTTCAGCAGCTTGCTGTGCACGTAATTCCGCAGCTTCTTTTTCAGCTTTTAATAGAGCTTCGCGCTGTTCTGCTTCAAGCTTTTCACGCTCCACACGCTCAGCTTCAAAACGTGCTTTTTCTTCTGCTTCGCGAGTAGCTTTTTCAGCAGCTTCACGAGCAATTTGTGCTTCACGTTCTTGCTGAATGCGTTGCTGTTCTGCGATGCGAAGGCGCTCCAATTCTGCTTGTTCAGCTTCGTATTTTTGACGGTTGGCAAGGGCAGTGCGTAATGCTTCCAGTGTTTCAAGTTTCGCAATTTTTGCCTCTTGCTCGAATTCCTCAAATAATGAGTCGATCACTCTGTTTTCAAGCGTTTCAATAGCTTCTTTAATTGTTGATGCAGTCCACTCGCTATCAGCCGCGGTTGCTAAGGCAGAGACCATGCGGATAGTTGCAATGTGATGCTCATGCTTCGCCACGCGATCTTTTTCCGCTTGCTCCCAAGCATCACGCGGTGCAAGAATTTCATTGCGAAGTTCATCAAATTTTTTAACAACTGAAATTCGGTCATCATCAATTAACTTGATTTGCGCTTTTTGCTCAGCAACAAGCTCTTTGCCGTATTTCTCAATCAGCGTTTTTGATTTACTGATCTTCATAGCAAGTGAGCCAATCGCATCACGACCTTTCTTAGTAGTCACATCTGGTACAAATGAGCGAGCTTCTTGCGCGATTCGATCAAACAATTCATCTGTGCCGCCACGCTTTGCATACGCTTGAGCAATTGCATTTTGCTCAATTACTTGTAATTCATTTTTCATTTTTTTAATCTCCCGCACGTCGATGCGATGGGTACATATCCGACAGATGCACTGGTACAACGTATTTTGGTTTTTCAATTTTTGGCAGTGATGGCCCGCGAAACTCAACAAACTGACAAGTGAGCTTTATTTCATTTTCTGTGACTACGAAATTAAGATTTGTCTTGTTGTCTGTTACATAGCTTGCCGACTTGTATTCACGGCAAAAACCTTGCTGCTGATGCTTTAAACGCTTGAGCAGGTCGCCAGTGATGCAGACTTTCTCAAGCTCTGTGCCGAAGCTGTTAAGCAACGGCAAGATCAGCGTTTCAACAGATGCGTTCATGCTGCCACCTCGTTAAACATTTCCTTGATTGCTTTCAAGGTGTTTTCAGAACAGTAGGTAATGCGTGTTGAGTGACCTTCACTGCAAACCCAGATCAGCACGTTTGGCTTGCCGTGAAATTGATGTGGTTTACTTGCAGTGCGACCACATCCGCACGTAGGTGCCTGGATGCTCATCGCATAGCCTCCTGATGCGCCTTAGCTGCTTTCACCTGTGAAACTTGTTCAGCCTCACAAGCCTTTAAACCAACACCAAAAAAGATGAATGTACTTACTGCAATCAGCGCAGATGCGGCAGCATTTGAAGCAAAGCTTTTAAGCTTAGAAACGAAGCGTTTTTTGTCTTGGCGCTTAATTAGCGTTTCGACTAGCTTGTTTTGAGAAGTGTTCGATTCAGTTGTCATGGCTGCCTCCGAATACTTGGCGAAGGGCAGCAACGACTTGCTTTATTTCTTCTTCGGTGCGCCACCAGTATCTAGGCAGCTCGTCAGTAATATCCAAAACTACATAGCCATATTCTTTAGGCTCCAAGCTATTAAGAATCCAAATACCTTGATGGCGATAATCCTTATCTTCTGCTGATGCAGGCACTTCAATTCCGTTTAGGGTGATGGTGCGAGGCTTGAGGCGGAATTCATAACGAGGATTAATAAGATCTCCAATCGTGAACTCCTCTTCATGTTCATCAAGACGAAAATCAACCCAACTACCACCTTGGTAGCTACCATTAGGAGGGGTTCTAAATTGAAATCCAACTTCCTCTCTTACCAACCGCGGAATATCTAAACCGCTAATCAACTTGCCTTCATTAACTTTTGTATTCATAATTGACCTCGCTATATGCAAGCCCGCCTGATTTGAACGTCTGCGGGCTTTTTGTTGTTTACGGGGCTAAATATCGCATTACCGATATTATTAGTCAATAGGCAAACCGATAAAATTATAGAAAAACCGATAATTTTTATTTTTGAGTTATACTTTATGTTTTAATAGACAAAAGAAAACCCATCACAGGGATGGGTTGTTTGGGGTTTGTTATGGATAAAGGCAAGGCTATTTCAGCTATTGAATCAGCAATATCAAAACTTGAGTCAATGAAACTCAAATCTTTTATTTTAGAGTGGTCTGAAAACCACCAAAAGGTGGGTCGAATAAATCCAGATGAGGAAATTAAACAACTAAAAGATGCTCTAGCATGGCTTAACTCTAGTTCTTAATCATCTCTATTTGGTTGTTGTAGTTTGGGTAAATGCTTTTGGCAAAATAATACTCCCATCCATACTTGCAAGAATTCATTTCTCGGTAAACTTGCTCTGAAACATCATAAATTGTCAATTTCATGCCATTTTCAAAGTCTATCTCAAGGCGACATTTATGCTCAGGGCTTTCACCAAGATACCCAACATTAATAATCTTAGACTTATACTTTTCAGGCATATCATCTCTAAACTTCACTATTTTCTCCACCCGATCCAAGAGCCGCTCGGGTATGCGGCTTTTATTTTTAATTCTTGCGCGGTTTTTTCTTGGCTCGGTAAACGAAGCGAATGCAATCCACCACTTCACCAACAAATACACACTCCTCATCAAGTGGAATAATGTTTGGTTTAAAGTCAGGATTAAGTGCTTGTAAGTAGCGTGAGCCGTCAGTTTCGATTACCAATCTTTTAAATGTTGCATCATCGTGTTTTCTAACAACAACCAGATCACCAGACTGCATATCACAATATTGCACATGCGGATCAACAAGGATGTAGTCGCCCTCATGGAAAGTAGGGTAGTTGCTTAAACCTTGAACCTTTAAATAAAAACAATCCTCACAGTCATCTGGAAGCGGAAGCCATTCTTCGACCTGCGACATATCTACAGCCTGAACATTGGTGAATACGCCTGCCTGCACCCAAGAAAGAACAGGAGCCATGTTTGGCTTAATTGCGGCGACATTACTTGTAATAAGATCAGCTGTATCCACACCTTTCTTTAATTCTTCCGCAGTGACACCGAGCGCAGTAGCAAGCTCAACCACAAAGCCTGTATTTCTAGCATTACCAGTTTCAAGGTCTGAAATTACAGACTGCTTTACGCCTGATTTTTGCGCCAAGACAGCCTGAGTCATCTTTTTAGCTTTGCGTATCTTTCTTAAATTTTCGCCAAGAGTAGCCATGTGCTTCTCCTTTATAACCATTATCGGAATTGTGATACAAAAACCAATCGGTTTGGCTATTGTATAAATATCGGAAAAACTATATATTGGTTAAAAATATCGGAGGTTGATATGAATCAATGGCAATCCATGATTGTGGATTTAAAAGAAAAGGGTCTCACTCAAACCCAGATCGCCAGTGAAATTAAATGTTCGCAAAACTATGTAAGCAACCTTGAAAACGGCTTATGTGGAAAACGGATCGGGTATGACTTGGGCAAAAGCTTAGAGCGCCTGTGGAAAAAACACTGCTCACACAGTCCTGCGGCATAGGTGGAAACATGGGAGTCGATGATTTGAAAGAAGCAATCGAAAAAGGGTACTTGGGCGGGAAATACACCGTTCCAAAAACTATCAAACTTACACATGAAATGCTTGATGCAATCGCTGTTGCCAGTGAAACCAACGAGCAAGATACGTGTAGCTGGATGCGTGAAGTCATAGCGAAAGCCCTACTAGCTGAGGATGCTAAGTATGAGCGTATGGCAAGAGCGCGTAATCGGTCAAAGTGTACTGCGGGCACTTTGGTACACCAAAAAGAAAGCCCATCTGCTGGAACAGATGAGCCAAACGTTCATTAAGGAGCTACCCAATATGAACATGCCAATATTAACACAAACAATCCAAGTTGCCGATAAACAAACATCGGTTATCCAGTACAAATCATTGCCAGTGATGACCACTGAGCAAATGGCAGGTTTTTATGGAACCGATCCAGTAAACATTCGCAAAAACCATATGCGTAATGCAGAACGCTTTATTGATGGCAAGCATTTCTTCAAAGTTGAAGGTGATGAGCTTCGCACCTTAAAAAACTCACTGAGTGACTTTGAGGTACTCAGTCCAAATACTCGATCTTTAACCCTCTGGACTGAAAAAGGTGCAGCACGTCACGCCAAGATTCTCGACACGGATCAAGCTTGGGATATTTTCGAGCAATTGGAAGAAGTTTATTTCTCAGTAAAGGAAAAATCATACCTTCCAGCATTACCGAACTTCGCCGATCCAGCCGAAGCAGCAATAGCATGGGCGAATGAGTACAAGGCAAAGCAACTTGCCATTCAAGAGCGTGATCACGCTATCGCAACAAAATCAGAAATCGGTAGTCGTCGTGAAGCATCTGCAATGGCTACAGCATCCAAGTACAAGCGCAAGGCTGAAAAACTAGAAGCACTGGTGGATGAATCGCAAAGCTTTGCAACCATCAAAAAGGTTCAAGCACTTACTGGTGGCACGTATGACACATACGAACTCCGCCGCTACAGCAAAACCAATCGCCTAGAAATCCAAAAAGCCGAAGATGCCAACTATGGCAGCGTGAACTCATATCACAAGGACGCATGGTTAGCGGTTTACAACATCAATCTTTCTTCAATTCGCGGAGCATAAAGCATGAAATTACCATCTAAAACAATTTGCCAATTATCTGCTTTATCTCGCGCCCTGACTGATCCAAATGCTGATGATTTTGAAGCAATGGATAAGCACGACATGCTTCTTCTTGTTGGTGAAATTGCAACAGCGCACGACAAACTGGAGCGTGCCGAATTGGACTCAAGCTTCCGCCTTGCATCCGTTGGTGATAGCGCAATCATGGCTTTGGATGCAATTAAAAATGGTGCGCCATTAGAAGTTGTTGAGCAATGGGTTCACGAAATCCTTGAAGCGATTTTGGAGGATTGAGCATGAATTACTACCAACATCACATCGGTGATTTCATGCGTGATACTGCGCACCTGTCGCCAGTTGAGGAATGTTTCTATCGTCGCGCAATCGACTGGTACTACGTGAATGAAAAACCGCTACCACTTGAGCTTAATCAAGTGCACCGATATCTACGCGCAAACACAAAAACTGACAAGCAAGCTGTCAGCACTGTGCTATCGGATTTCTTCAAAAAAACAGCCTCGGGTTTTGTGCACTCAAGATGTGAATTAGAAATTGAAAAATTCCGAAGCAAAGCCGAAGCAAATAGAGAAAACGGAAAATTAGGTGGCAGACCTAAGAAAAACAACGACTTAAAAAACCATCATGGTTTTAGTTCGGTTTCCGATGGGTTAATTTCAGAAACCCAAAAAAACCTTAACCATAAACCATTAACCAATAACCAAGAACCAGTAACCAATATAAATATTACGGCAGATGAATCTGCAAAAAATCCGAAGCCGAAACGCATCACTAAAAAACAGAAAGCTATTAACGCTCTTGTTGAAATGGGTGTGGGTGAAAAATTTGCAGAAGCTGTAATTGAAAAACGCAAAGGGTCTGAGTTCACAGAATTAGCGATAGAGGAAATCAAACTTCAGGCTGAGGCTGTAAATCTGAATTTTGTGCAAGCAATCGAGTTTGCTGCAAAACAAGAGTGGGGGTCATTTAGAGCCGACTGGTATCAAAACCGCATGGCTAAGCAGCAGCCAGTCGCAACATACCAAACATCACAACAACGTACTGCATCTGAAATGGATCGCTGGAGACAGGCTGAGCAACAGGCCTTTGGTGAGCGAGATGTCACACCAAAAAAGTCGGTACTGATTGAAGAGGTGGGTCATGCGTGAGTTCACCAAAGATGATGCTATGCGTCTAATCTCAAAAATGCGTATCAACTACGGCAAGAAGTTCGCGGATCAGTGGGCGGGCGTTGATGTTGAAGAACTACAGCAAGCCATGGTCGAGGCATACCAAGGTTTAACAGTTGAAGACTTTGCTCGCGGTGTGAATCGCATGAAGCAAGAACAATGGCCGCCAACAATTCCTGAATTTCGCGCATGGTGTGAACCAAAGACTGACGACTGGCTAGGCTCACACGAAGCATGGGCGATTGCCGAAAAGTCGATTGGCTTTGATGGGCAAGAATTAACAGTGATTTGGACTGAACAAATGGCTCAAGCATTCAGTCGTTGTGAAGACCTGATTAAGACTGGCGATAAATACCAACGTGCAGAAGCTAAGAAAATATTTTGTGATGCTTATGACCGCCTTGTGACTCAAGCTAAAGATCAGGGTTTGAAGCCGATTTATGTGACTTCGCTGGGAACGAACAAAGATCAAGCGGTTGCTGCAATCAAACAAGCCGAAGCCGATGGATTTTTAAAAGCACCAGAAGCCCATGCCTTGCTTGAACACAAACAAACCGAGCAGCAACAAGAGGCTGATGCTAAAAACTTTCAAGAAATTGCACGTCAGGCGCTTGCGAAGCTTGCACCACACATCAAGCGCAATGTGAACAAGATGACCGAGGAAGTGAAAGAAACGCAGCCGTGGGAATCTATGGAAATGCAGCACATTGACCCGTTTGACAACTTTGAAGAATACAAAGCGGCTTTGCAGGCTGAACAAAAGCCATTGCCGCAAGCGGTGCGTTTTTTAAATGAAAAAGGCGGTGCAGCATGACCAGACTCGAATATTTATCACAGTTCAGCAATGCAGTGCTCAGTCCTGAATTAAACACATGCGAGATTCCACTACCAACACATGGCTCAAGTTGGGCTTCTATCTTTGACCACAACAACAGCGACTTAAAGGCGGACGATATTGCGTTTCGTAAAAAGTGGTGTGAAGAGCAAATCGAATTGATCGGTGAATTTGGTGCGGTGTTAGGGGGTGGGGTGTGAATAAAAATCTAATCATGCTTGATGAGGTATCAGAATTTAAAAAAATGATGCTTTCCAATCACGGGGTTTATGAGATCAATTTTGATAAGGATTTCAATATAACCAGCTCCAAGCAATACAAAAACCATCCTGAATTTGTGCGCATTTCAAAGGTTAAGTTTGCATGGGATGTTTGGCTTGAAAATTCACGAATCAAGAAAGCCCAGTACAACAAATTGCTTGATGCTTGTCAGGGCGCAGGGGATGAATCATGAAAGACCCAAACGACAACAAAACTCAAGACTGGTTAGAAGTAACCATGCCGATTGAAGTTGCACAGGCAGCACTGGCTGCAATGAAAAAAGCATTTATGGATTGGGATGTGCTGAATGAGAAGCCGCCTGCGTTTTTAAAGCACATGCAGGATTTGGCGTATTACGTGGAGCAGAAGCAATGACAATTTCAAAATCTGAATTTTTAGGCTTAGTCAGAGCAGAAAGTGCGGCACGTAAATCAACTGCCGTATTAGTTGAAAAAGAAAATCTGCGCAATGAGATTGAAAGTGAACTTGAAAAGTTTTTAGCAAATGGTGGGCAGATTACTACGCTCAAAGGCACTGAGATTAAACCGTTGCCGCCGCGTTCAATTGCTGAGGAAAGCCATTTTATCACTAGAAGCCAGTTTAATTCGCTTTTTGAGTGGTGCAAAAAAGGAAATCCGCGCAGATCAAGACGCAGTGCTATTGCAGAGCGCACAGGATTGAGCAAGAGCAGGGTTTTTGCATGTTTGACGCCTAACTCTACCAATCAACTCACAAAACGCGAATACGCGCAAATTAGAGCAGTTTTGAAAGACATTGAAGATGCGGAAATGGAATGGGAAGTTGGGGGTGTGGCATGAAAACAAGACTGCAAGTCATTGAGAGCAACATTACACTGCTTAAAGCAGCAGCCACACGCACAGGTCGCATTTCTACACAGGATTGCGCAGACATCATAGGGTTGCACAAGAGATCAGCACAGCGTTATTTGGTTGATCTTGAGGCATTGGGTTATTTGGAAAGCGATGGATGTGTTCCGCGCGGCTACAAAGCCACAGACAAAACCAAACAGTTATTTGGAGTACAGGGATGAGTTTTAAAGTAGGTGACAAGGTTGTAGCCAAAAATGGTGACAGCAGGATTTTTAATTTTAGAGACTATCTCAATGGTGGGAGAATTCACTTGATTTTCGATGGTGAGCACTATGCATATCCAATGGATTGGTTTAGACCCGCCACACCAGAAGAAATAGCAACTGGCCACCGCATTGATGCAAACACAGATTATGTAAGTGATATTCGCAACCACATATCGCCGATGACGATTGTGCAGGGGGATTGAGTATGAAAGCGAATGAGTTTAGCACTGACGACCTAAAAGCCCAGCTTAACAACATGGAGCAGTGCTATATCCAGCTCAAGCAAGAACACAATGAGCTAATCGCATTCAACACTGTGCAGGATCGTAAGCAGAAAGCTGCGGAAAAAGTTGCTGAGAAATATAAGCGAAAAGTTTTAATGATTGCTGATCTTTTACGTGATTCCACTGATAAGGATATGACATTGAAAGCCATTCAAACAGTCATAGAACGGGTAAGTGAACATGTGTAAATTCTGTGGCCGCTTAAAAGGCGGTTTGGTTTGTGGGTACTGTGGCTGGGTGCCAAGTCGTGTGATGTATGCATTGCGAGGTGCCAGTGACTAGCATCTCGCTTGCTGAATACAGAAAACTTTATGGTGGTGGTCGTAACACTGCCACTAAGCGTAAGAAAAAGGTTAAAGGCGCAAAGGTGGAAAGTGTGGGTGAGGCAGCATTAATCCAGCAGCTGAGAGCATTAAAAATTGAATTTGTGCAGGAATTTCAATTTCACACAACAAGAAAATGGCGGGCAGATTTTCATATCAAGAATACGAAGCTGCTGATCGAAGTTGAAGGGGGTATCTGGTCAGGTGGCAGGCATACACGGGGCAAGGGGTACATAGGGGACATGGAAAAATACAACGCAGCAACAATGATGGGTTATCAGGTTTTACGGTTCGGTACAGAGCAAGTGACAAGCGGATTTGCGATTAAACAGATTGAAGGGTTGGTGAAGTGATGAATGCAGCAGTTAAACAGAAACATATTTTGCAGGCGGTTGATTGGTCACGTTTTGATTTAGAGGGGTGGTTGTATCAATTTGGAGCATGGAAAGACAGTGTCAAAGGCACCTGCGGGAAGTCATTAAACCCTATTGCTGTTGCAATGGATCAAGCCGTAAGCAAACGGAAAAAGCTAAAAATGGGCGTTAAGAAAAAACGTCAAATTATTGCGGATGCAATGTGTAGCGACCTTGATTTTCTGCCAACAAAAAAACAAACCCCAAAAGACATTGTTTGCCAGATCAGTGATGATGAAGCGCGTGCAGTGCAGCGCCTAATTTTAGATATGCAAGGCAGATCGGATATTTTGGATGATTGGCTGAATGCAATCATAGAGAGATATTTTTATTTTAATAGCTGGTCTGAAATGCGAACTCCATATCGTACTGAGCATGACGCCAAGCAGGATGTTAAGTGTGGTTTAGCCGCACTGCATGTTCGCTATGGTTTTATTAGGTATGAAAAAAATTGACCTTGCGCAAGGCAGATGCTATATTTGTGTTAAGTGGTCAAAGTCATGTATACGCACTTAATCACGAAAGCAAATGACGATCAGGAAAGACTGGTAGTAAAGGCTCATAGAAATGTGGGCTTTTTTTGTGACGGCTTTCTTTTATTCGTAGTGGTTTAAATTGAATTGCCGTCATTTCGATGAACGGTATATATTTTGGTTAAACAGTGTCATACACTTTATTTAGAGCGCTCTGTAGTTCTTAGTTTTATACCCGCATTTCCCCAAATGTGGGTTTTTTTATGCGTGGAGAAAACATGCTCCAATTTTTAAAACGATTGTTCTGCATTCACGATTACGACTACGAGTCGGATATTTTTATTCAAGTTGAATGTAGAAAGTGCGGTAAAACAAAGTAACCCTCGCCACAACTCCAGTGGCATTTGCCGAACGTATTACGGCACATAACCCTACTCAATTAAATAGCTGAGTGGGGTTTTCTTTTTATTGGTGGTTACATGACAGACAAAGTACAGGCGAAACAAGACTTAGAATTTTGCAGTGCTGAGCTGTCTAAGTATCAAAATCTCAGTAGATCGGGATTGACGCGTGTTGAGATGCTAGCGATAGACGGCATCATGCGCCGCTTGAAAGATCGTATTAGAAACTTACGGAATGTATTGCTGTGAAACGACCAATGCCGCCTCAAAGCCTGCTAGATCTTGACCCTGAAGAACCTGTGGGGTTTGAGCCTGCACATGAGCTAAAGGAATGGATTTTAGAAACATTCATTGATGAGGATGGTGAGCTACACAACTCTGATCACATGCACATATCGCCATGGGATGATGATTTATTCATGGTGCTATGGGCATCAAGTGGATTTAAAAAGTCTGAAAAAATTGTTTTAGGTCAGACTGAAAAGTTTGCACCGATGGCGGGCGGATGGCGAAAGTTGCGTCAAGAGAAACAGATGATTGACTGGTTTGGTTGTGTACCGAATTTCATCATCACGATTGATGCATGGTTTGCACACAATGCCAGTGATACTGATTTTTGTGCGTTGATCGAACATGAGCTTTATCACATTGGTGCCAAGCGCGATGAGGATGGCAATTATTTGGTGAGTCAATCCACTGGTGAGTACAAGTATTACCTAAGACCACATGATGTTGAAGAATTCCACGGGGTTGTTCAGCGTTACGGTGCATCACCAGATGTCCAGAAAATGGTGGAGCTTGTAAATGATGGTCCTACAATCGGCAAGGCAAAAATTGCTCATGCATGTGGTACGTGTTTATTGAAGTTGGCTTAAATTTTTTTGCCTGTTTTGCTAGACGTAGCTAGACAAAGGGGTGTTTATGGCAGCATTAAAAGAGCCTGTAAAAATATTTATAGTTCAAGCTCTTGCATGCCGTGATACCCCTCAAGAGGTGGCAGATCAGGTCTTGCAAGAATTTGGTGTAAAGATTGATAGAAAGCAATGCCAACTTTACGATCCAACCAAAGCGGCTGGTAAAAATCTAAGTAAGAAATTTGTCGATTTATTCCACAAGACACGCGCCGATTTTGATGCTGGCTTAATTGACATTCCAATTGCCAACAAACATTACCGCTTAAAGCAATATCAGAAGCAGCTAGAACGCAATGCAAAGAACACAGTGATGTCACTCAAGATTCTTGAGCAGGCGGCAAAAGACTGCGGTGGGCAGTTTACAAATAAACAAGAAATCACAGGCGCAGGTGGTGGACCGATTCAGAACGAAAATACAGTAGTTGTTACTGCCACTGATGAGCAGGTAAGGCAGGCGATAAATGAACTCGAGAGCGAATATTGACCCAGTCAAATTAAAAGCAAAAAGAATCAAATGTGAAGATGAGCATTTGTTTTTTACTCGGGCATTTTTCCTGCCACGTATGGGGTTTAAATTCTTGGTGAATTGGCACCATGAATATATTGCTGACGCGATTGATAAAGTTATCAGTGGTGAAATTCCCAACCTTGTGATTAACGTACCACCAGGCAGTGGTAAAACTGAATTACTTACCAACCTGATTGCACGGGGGATTGGGCGTAACCAGCGTTCACGCTTTCTGTATTTATCATTTTCACAGTCTTTGGTTGAGGATGTTTCGGCCACAGCTCGAAATATCGTGAAGTCACCAGACTTTCAAGCCTTATGGCCAGTCAAAATTTCAACCAGTACCGATGCAAAAGCATCATGGAAAACCACTGTAGATGGCTATGAAGCGGGGCATGTGTATAGCGCCTCGATGGGTGGTCAGGTTACGGGGCGTCGTGCTGGTACCTTAGCTGATCTTGGGTTCACAGGGGCTATCATTCTTGATGACCCACTTAAACCAGAAGATGCATTCAGTAAGACAGCACGTAACAAAGCAAACCGTAAAATTCTAAACACGGTGAACTCACGTAAAGCCAAGTCATCTACACCGATTATTTTGATCATGCAGCGTTTGCACGTTGAGGATCCGACTAACTTTGTGATGACTGGCAACGTACCAGGCGAATGGCATCAAATTTCAATCCCTGCCTTGATTGATGATGATTACATTCAGTCACTGCCTGAGCATATTCAAAAGAAGGTACCACGTGACGTTGAGCGAGACGAAAAAGGGCGTCAAAGCTATTGGCCATTGAAAGAATCATTGCAGTCTTTGCTGCAGTTGGAGAAAGGCGGCCAAGACAAAGATGGCGCAACAGTTTCACGTTACACGTTCAGCAGCCAATACATGCAGCGACCTAAGAAATTAGGTGGTGATCTAATCAAGGGCGAGTGGTTTGGTGAATATCACGAATTACCTGAACTGGTTTGGCGTGCTGTATATGTGGATACCGCTCAAAAGGTCAAAGAAGAAAATGACTTCACTGTCTTTCTTTTGGTTGGTATGGGGGTAGATGGCAAGCTTTATTTGATTGATCTTTTGCGCGGCAAATGGGAAGCGCCAGAGATGAATAAGAAAGCGAAAGCATTTATCGATAAACACAAGGTGTATGACCTTAGAACCAAGCCTGTTCGATACATGAAAGTTGAGGATAAGGCGCATGGAACCCAACTGGTGCAGTCATGGCAAAAATATGGCGGTATTCCAATTATTCCTGTTCAACGTGAAAAGGACAAATTGACCCGCTTTATGGATGTAGCACCACACTTGGAAAACAACTTTGATGTCTATCCAGAAAATCAAAATAGGTTTGTCATGCTTCCACGTAATGCAACTTGGAAGCAATCCTTCCTAGATGAGTGTGAGGCATTTAACGCCCAAATGACCCATGATCACGACGACCAAGTCGATACCTTAATTGATGCGATTGAAGATTCAGTCGTGATGTTGAATTACAGCCCACCAGCGGCATAAGGTTTTAAATATGGCTAAGAAAAAACGCAATCCCGAAAGTCAAAAGCCTGTGTCGGGTAACTTAAGTGTGCATGAGGCTGAACAAGCGCTACTCAATTATTTGACTAAAATGCCTGATGTGGATGAGGTACTGCGTAAAGCAGGTATTACCCGACATCGCTTAAAAGTCATGATGTATGACGATGAAGTATATCAGGCTATTGAGAAGCGACAGGATAAACTGGAAGGTGCTCCATGGCGGCTAGAGCCAGCAGAAGGTATAGAAACTGAAATTCTGTACGCACATCTTCGTGAATGGTGGTGTGAAATCATTTTAGGTGCACAAAACGCGCGATGGTACGGATATTCTGTGCTTGAGGGAATTTACTCCAGACCTGAAAACCCAAAGCTTCATATTCAAGGTGATACTGTTACACCTTTCATAGGCTTTGAATGGATTGGTGAAAAGCCTCTGCAATGGTATGAGCCAAAGAGTAATGGAAGTTTGCTTCTTTTAAAGAACTACAACCACACACATCAGGATCAGGAAGTAGATCAGCGTTTTAAGCATTTCTTAACACGTTGTAAATCTACATTTGAAAATCCTTATGGAGAGGCATTGCTTAGTCGTTTGTACTGGGTTTGGTTCTTTAAAACGAATGGCTTTAAGTTCTGGTCAAAATTTGTGGAAAAGTACGGTATGCCATTATTGGTAGGCAAGTCATCCACTGGCCACAATCAAGATATGCGGGATGCGTTGTTAAAGGCACATGCAACTTCTGTTCTAGCGATTTCGAGTATGGACGCTGTAGAACTGCATAGTGCATCGGCTGTAGGTAATGGCTCGCAAGCGTATGAAACATTTGACAAGAATTTGGAACGCCGTATTCAAAAGGTGGTTTTAGGTCAGACGCTCACCAGTGGTACAGATGGCGCAGGCAGCCGTGCATTGGGTGATGTGCATTTGGAAGTTCAAAATGCGAAATACCGTGCAGACATTCGGATGATTACCCCAACAGTGCAGGCGATTATTAATGCATTGTGCGATCTGAACGGTTGGAAGCGCAGACAGATTATTCTTGGCGAGGAAAAGTCACTTGAACCTGAAAAGGCGGAACGTGATGTGAAGCTTAAAAATGCTGGTGCAGTATTAACACCACAATACTTTAAGCGTGAATATGGTCTGGAAGATGGTGATGTGATTGAGCAATCTCAAACTGGCTTTAATCAATTCACACACGTACCTAAGCAGGTATTCAACTTTAAAGCTAAGCCGAACAAGTTGTCAGATGCTCAGCAGGAAGTTGAAGAACTGACAGATGGGCAGGATGATTTAACACTGTTGAGCATGTCTGAAATTCAGCAATTGTTAAGTGAATCGGATAGTCCAGAGTCTTTGGTATTCAATCTTGCACAGCTTATTCCGAAAGCCACTAAAACCGAGTTTACAGCCAAGTTAGATCAGGCTTTGTATGCTGCGGATATTTTAGGGTATATGGCTGCGAGTGAGGGTAAGTGATGACTAATCATAAATGTGAATCATGTCGTAAAGGCTTTAATGGGCAGAATTGTAATGGGTATATGCCGTGTTCATGCAAACAGCCAACAATTATTGACGGGCCAGACATTGATATGACACCTGCAAAACCTAAATTTGTACCCGCTCCAGCGCCGTTAATTATTTCCGATCATTCACTATTCATTGTGTACTCTTGGAAATATCGAGCTTGCTTGTATTTCGTACTTGGTTTGATGGTTGGTATTGTGGGGTGCTTGTATGCAGCCAGTTACCTTTCTTGAAGCCTTGCAATATGCACGGCAGCGCAAGATTGTATTGCCTGATGATTTTTACTCACTGGACTTAAAAACTCGGCAGATGGCAACTACGGTTAGCTTTTTGTCGAGCCTCGAGCAGATTGAAACGGTCATTAAGGCAGTCAATAAAGCCATTGCTGAAGGTTCAACCTTTCGGGACTTTCAAAAGTTGGTTGAAAAAGAAGGTATCGAGTTGCCTAAGCATTATCTGGACAACGTATTTCGTACCAATATCCAAAATGCTTACGGTCATGGGCGATGGATCCAGCAAAACCGAAATAAGGCTAAACGTCCTTACTTGATGTACTCGGCTATCAATGACAGTCGGGTGCGTCCAAGCCATTTGGCTTTAGATAAGATCGTTTTACCGTTTGACCATCCATTTTGGCTGACACATTACCCGCCATTGGGTTTCCGCTGCTTCTTGCCAGATACAAAAATTGATGGTGCTTCACATGGCGCCATTAAGAGATTTTACAGCGGGAAGATCGTAGAGCTTGTCACCAAGTCTGGCCGCAAGTTGAGGGTCACGGCTAATCACCCAATACTTACGAGTCGTGGTTGGGTTGTGGCTGAGCTCATTAAGCAAGGTGACAATTTGATTGCTTACGATAGACCAGTCGAAAGTCTTAATGCTAACGGTTTGATGCGGGAGGTATACAACAATGAGTTTGTACCCACTGCTGAAGATCTTTTCAAGACGTTCGTTGGTCATGCTCTTGCTGTCGGAGAAGCTTCTTCTTTCAAGTTCGATGGCGATCTTTTCACCCTTGATGGTGAAATCCACATTGACGTCCTTGATGACGGTTTGTCGATCAAGATTAACTCCGGAAGCGGTCAAAATATCAAACAAAGAATGTTCATGATTAGAAATGATGGAACCTGTTTTGAGTTTACTGAAGCTAACAGCTCGTCTAGCGGCAGGCATACTATTCAAAATATTGTGTTTTCTGAAAATCCTATCAACATTACTCAGGGATGTTCCAAGCTCTTCGGCAATCAATCTTTTTCCAAGATTTTGAGTCTTGTAGAGGCGAATTGCAGCCAACTCCAGCTCTCTATTGGAGTTTCTGCTGGCATCCCAGGCAGCCGAGCATTGACGCTCAATTCCGCCTGGAGTCTGTTTGATAATCTTCCACTTGAGCGCTTCGGCTTGGCTTCGAGTTCTCAAGACAACGCCCTTTTTGATGAATTGTCTAGTCACGGAGTGTCTGACGATTCCGGTCTGTTTGGATATTTGGCTGATGCTCATGCCAGCCATGTAGCAGTCGATCCAGTGGTCAATGTTATCGAGGACTTTTTCAGCGGCCATGTTTATGATTTCCAAAGTGATAGTGGTTTATTATCTGCGGATGGAATTATAACACATAACTGCCGCTGCACCGTAATCGCCTTAACCGAAAAACAGGCCTTGAAATATGGCATTACCCCAGATGACAAGTTGCCTGATGTTGCTGAGGCTTTGGACTGGTCTTCGCATCCTTTGCAGTTTGGTGAGCTTGAATCACTGGTCGATAAAAAGATTGCTGATTCATCACTGGATAAAGAGTTTTTGCTTGAGCAAAAGCAAGTCATTCAAGCGGAATGGACTGCATCCAAAAAGCTGACAAGCCTGTTTGCACCAATGGATGATAAGAGTCGGGATTTGTTCAACACGATTGCAGATACAGTCATCCCGCTTGACCCAAAGATCAGACCCACAGCAATTCGGACTTTTCTTGATTATGTGCAGGGCAATGATACTGCATTGACCACGTATCTAAATGCGTCTGCTGCTTCACTGGCTGATGATGTGCTGAAACGGTGGTTAAGTGCTGACATGGCAGCAATTCAAGCTGTGGCAAGCAATACGGCTTCAACTGTGGTGGGTACTGCAACACTTCAGCAAGTGGCAGCGTATCAAGTTGGGCAGACAGTTCAATTTAATGCGCCGTTGCTCATGGTTGATTCTACAGGTGACATCGTAATTCAGATTCAAAACGCCAAAGGTTTGGGTATTGATCTGGGAAAACTGAATGCAGGGCAAGGGGTTTTGATTCCGTTTGGCTTGTCGTTTGAAGTGGTGTCGATTGAAACAATCAAAGGCAAACTGATTTATACGCTTAAGCCTTTGCTGAACTGAATTAAATATGCATATGACCGCTCCGTTTGGGGCGGTTTTTTTATGGAGCATGAAAATGCCAGTAGAGGAAACACAGGATAAATACTGCTTTCGGCTTGGTGATCTGAACGTCAATCAAGCCGAAGAAGGCAAGAAAAAGCGCACATTCACAGGCGTGGCATATAGCGGTGAAGTGATTACAGACCATTGGTATTGGGACCGCATTATTTTTGATTTGGATTCTATGCAAATTAAAGGGCGTATTCCTGCATTACTCGATCACTCACCACGCCAGCGTGCAGGTGTCATCAATGAACACAGCATTAATCATCAACAAGGTTTAGTCGTTTCTGGCGACTTAATGAGTAACGAGTTCGGTACCGAAGTTGCTCAGGACTCTGACGATGGTTTTCCGTGGCAAATGTCGGTTCGTATTGAGCCGTCATCAGTCGAAGAAATTCAGGCTGATGCATCTGTCACGGTCAATGGAAAAGTTCACCAAGGACCAATCACGGTATTTCGTGGTGGTCGTATTCGTGAAGTGTCTTTCTGTGCTTTGGGTGCAGATGACAACACAAACGCCGTGGCAGCGAGCCATAACCCAACACAATCTAGCAAAGAGGACACAGACGTGGACTTAGAACAAGCGAAAGCGAAAATCCAAGAGCAGGAAAAAACCATTTCGGGTTTGCAGGATCAACTTAATAAGTTTGCTGCAGATAAGCGTAATTCAGCCATTGAATCTTTAGGAAAAGATTTAGGCAAGGAATTTACGGCTGAAGAAAAAACCAAGTTTGCGGCTATGCCTGATGATGCATTTGATTTGATGGCGGGAACTCTTAAACAATTTGCTGCATCGACTCAGCAACAACCACCAGCTGGTCAACAACAGCAGCAAGCACCGTTAGCAAATCCAGCATTTGCGCACTTATTCACTCATCAAGCAAACGGTGGGCAGGGTGGTCATCAACAACAGCAAGGTTCGACCCTAGATCAGGCATTCAATCAGTTTATGGCAGCGCAGCAACAAGGAGCTAAATCATGAGCCAAGTATTAACAGGCACTATTGAAAATAAACAGCTAGTGGTCGGTGACGGTGTACGTACAGAAAATGCCAAAGTAAAAACTGCTACAGCATATAAGCGTGGCGATTTACTTAACGTGGGTGCCGATAACGTTGCTGATCATCCTGTTGTCACTGGAGGTGTAGTAGGTGAATGGAATGCAATAGCTGTTTCGGATTTCACCACAGCTCAATCTACTTACCATGCGGCTAATAATCTTGAAATGCCAATCTACGTGCAAGGCCCATTTGATCTTGCAGTGGTTACGGTGAATGGAACACCTTTGACTACTGCTCAATATGATGCGGTACGTGCACAGGCATTAAAAAACAAAATCGAACTTCGTAAAGTTGTGGGGAACTAAGACATGAGTCAAACTTTTACATTTCAAAATGCACCAGTGGAATTACTGGATGTGCCACAGCTGGTACTACTGACTGATACCACTCAAAAGGTAGATACTTGGTTAATGGACCGCTTTTTCCCTCAGCGTGTTTCCTACACTAAAAAAGAAGTTCCAGTAGGTGAGCTGAATACTGCGACTCCACTTGCACCGTTTGTTACTCCGACTGCAGCTGGACGTCAGATTAAAGTAGGTGAATCTGGTAACGTGAAATTCGTTAAGCCAGCTTATCTGAAACCAATGATGACGGTGATGCCAAGTGAAGTGCAAAACACTGCTCTGATCGCACGCTTACGTCAGTTTGGTGTGATTGCGACTGGCTCTAATCGCTTGTCTGATGCAGATCTGCTGTTAATCGATCAGGCTCAAAAAGCATTGTATCTGCGACAGTCAATCGAAAACCGAAAGCTATTAATTGCTCGTGATGTGCTTCTCTACGGTAAAACCACTTTTGCTTCTGCAGATTTCCCGATGTATGAAGTGGATTATGAACGTAATGCAGCATGTAACTTTACGCCGTTGATCAAATGGGGCCAAGCGGGTGCTACTCCAGTCAAAGATATTCAAGCGATGATTGATCTTTCTGTTGAGCATGCTGGTACATCACCAATCATGGCCTTAACTACGTCAAAAGTGTATAACACGCTGATTAAAGATCCTGAGTTTAAGGAAAAGTTCATTGCTCCTTATGCAGGTGTAAGTGTTCCACTTACTCCAACCTTTGATCAGTCTGATAAACCTCAATTCCGCGGTACCATCGATAACATAGAAATCTGGACCTATGATGCTAAACACAGCATGAATGGTAGTGTTGAGCGTTTCATTCCAGAAGATTTCTTTGGGCTGGTTTCTGATGCTAATGGTTGGATTGCTCACTGTGCATTACAAAACGTTGAAGCATTTGGCCAAGCTATAGAGTTCTACTTAAGCCAATGGCAGGAAAAGAATCCTTCAAGCATTCAACTACTAGCTGAATCATCTCCACTTGCTGTTCCGAATAACAAGAACGGTTTAGTCGGTGGACGTGGATTTGTATAAGGAGATCAAAATGCCAAAGTACATTGCAAAACAATCGATCGGACACTTTCGTCCAAGTCAGGAAATAGAAGGGCTTGAAGCTAAACAACTTCAAGCCCTTTTGGCATCTGGGGCTATTGAAGAATATCAAGAGCCGGAAGAACCTAAGGCAGATGGTACCGCTGCACGTTTAACTGAACTTGAAAAAGCCAATGTTGAGCTAACAGCAGCCAATGAAGCCTTAACTAAAGACAATCAGACAGCAGTTGCGGACAAGGCTAAAGCCGAGCAAGAAATTGCTGAGCTCAAAGCCAAGGTGGCTGAACTGGAAAAGGTGAAGTCTGCTGCAAAACCTAAAGCAGACTCAAAACCAGCTGACGATGCCAAGTAGGTGATCTATGTATGCAACTGAAGCAAATTTGGTTGCACGATTTGGTCAGGAAATCGAAGAACTGAAATTGATGCATGCAAGTGCATCGACTGCGGTTCAAGATGCCATTCAGGATGCAACGGAAGAAATTAACGGCTATATCGGTGGCCGTTATGCTTTGCCGTTGCCAAATGTGCCAAGTAATTTAGAGCGCATGGCGTGTGATATTGCACGTTATCGCCTCTATTTTCAGCAGCCGACTGAGGAAGTGCGACAGCGTTATGAAGACGCTATTTCATTTTTAAAGATGGTGGCCAACAACAAAGCACATTTGCAGATTCAGGATGCGGTAAGCAACCAAATCGTGGAAGACCAACCAAAGAACAAGCCATCTACCATGCCAATCGGTACCAGCTACACGGGTGGCGTGTTTGGTGATTCCACTTTAGACCTGATGCCTACCATCAAGTGAGGTGTGCATGGCTTTTGCAATAACAATCAAGGCAGACAGCTCACCCATTGAAGCGATTTTGACTCGCTTAAATCAGTTCGATGCTGATAAGTCAGAGATGTTTGATGAAATCGGCGCAGGGCTTGTTTCTAGTGTGCAAGATCGTTTCTTTACAGGGCGTGATGTGGATGGCAATCCGTGGCATATGTCATGGCGTGCAAGGTTGCAAGGCGGTCAAACGCTGCGCGACACAGGGCGTTTAATGAACTCCTACACACACAATGTTTTGTCTAATGGTTTGGAAGTTGGCACCAATGTTGAGTATGCGCCGTATCTTCACTATGGCGCGACAATCCTGCCAAAGAATGGGCAGTACATTACGTTTGCAGTAGCAGGTCAATATCGCAAGGTAAAGCAATCTGTTCTGCCACCACGTACACAACTTGGCATAAATGCAGATGACGAGGAAATGGTTTTGGACATTGTTGGGAGTTTTATTGATGACATTCTTCGCGGTGCGTGACGAAATTGCCGAAAAGCTAAAAGAAATTTCAGACTTTCGGAAAATTTACACACCCCTTAACTCGGTCAGCGTGACAGAAATGTCACAGGTCACACCATCTGCCCACGTCAATTTTGTGCGTATCGACCTGAAAGACTCCAAAGGCAACAGCAAGTTGAATCAGATCGGGCAGCAATGGGCGGTATCTATTGCATGTCGCAATGCTCAATCACAACTAAATGATGGTGGTGCTGTAGCAGATGAAGCTGGCGCATTGGCTGAAAAAGTCATTCAGCTTTTGGCGGGATGGAAGCCATCATCTTCACGTATTCCATTGCGGTTTTTATCTGTACGTGATGGGTATAGCTCAAGCTTTGCGTATATCACGATCATCTTTGAATCTGAAAAGTTTATTTAGGAGCCTTTCATGGCGAAGCAATACAAAGCCTTAAAGCCTGTAGGTCGCTTTCAGGTTGGCGAATTGGTCGGTGGTCTGAATAAAGGTCAGATCGAAAAATTAGTTGCTGGTGGTGTCATTCAAGAAGTGAAAACCGCAGCAGTCACAAAGAAAATTACAGGGGATGCTAAATAATGAGCACTCAATATATTTCGCTACAAGGTGAGTTTTATTTATCTAAAATCACCAATGGTGTAGCAGGTGCAATGCGTCATTTGGGCAACGTACCAGAGTTTGAATTGGAGATTGGCGCTGAAGTTTTAGAGCATGTTGAATCCATGACAGGTAAGCGTACAACCGACTTTACGATGGTTCAAACTACATCGGTCAACTTCTCAGGTCAGCTTGAAAAAGTGGATAAAGAAAACCTGAAATACATTGTTTCAGGTGAAACCACAGAAGTGATTACTAAAACAGTTACCGATGTAAATCTTGGCACTGTGGTGGCGGGTCAAGAGATCAAGCTCGATGGTTATAACTTGTCTACCGTGACGTTTAAAGACTCAACCACTGGCACAGCTAAAACCGTTTTAGCTGATAACTACACGCTCGATGCTAAGTTTGGCACAGTGACGTTTAAGGATGTTTCAGACCTCACAATGCCACTTTTGGCGAGTTACACCACTGGCGCAGTAACACATACCACTTTGGCAGCAGACTTTGAAACAGAATACGAGCTGTTTTTCAAAGGTATTAACACGGCTACCAATGAGCACATGGCGGTTCGCTTATGGCGTACTAAAAAGTCGCCTGAAACCACATTTCCATTAATTCATGAAGAATTAGGGCAATACTCTATTTCAGGTCAGGCATTATCAGATGTCACAAAACAAAATGATGCAACGCTTGGTTTGTACGGTCACATCGTGACAATTCCTGCGGTTCAACCTTAAAACCAACACAGGCACAAGAAAACTCCACGACGCATAAGCGTCTTTTTTTGTGCCTGTTTTTTTAAATTTCTTTCATTTGCATTAAGTGATTAATGAAAACGAAAGAGATTAACTCCCACCACTTAACTAAACCGTCCGAAAGGGCGGTTTTTTTATGCCTGTTTTCAGGCAAACCGCTGGCTAGAGCGACGGCTCGAAAAGCACGTTTCCATGTTCAACGTGCCTGCCAGCTTCTTTTTTTTGAACATGAGCATATAAGAGGAAATCTTATGAACATGATGGTAAACCATGAAAAACAAACTCCATTTATCGAAGTTGAATTAAATGGAAAAGTTCAGCTTGGTGTGAATGCACGAGATTTGCATAAGATGCTAGAGGTTAAGACGGACTTTTCGGATTGGATTAAGCGACGCATTAAGCAATGTGGCTTTGAAGAAAATTTTGATTACACCCTTGTCCTCAAAAAAGAGGAGCAGGTGTCAGGTGCAAAATACTTAAACGAATACATCATCTCAGTAGATATGACCAAACACCTTGGGATGATGGAGCGCAATAAGAAAGGTCATGAAATCCGAAAATACTACATCGAGCAAGAAGAATTGGCACGTCATCTAAAAGATGGTTTGCAGGTGCGCATTGGTAAGCTTTCAGCACAAGTTGAATTGATTACACAGTGCTTATCGGAAGCGGGGCGGTTTTTATCAGTAAATGGCAAGCAGACAAAACCAGCCATGCTTAAAGAGCTAGATGAACTAATTAAAGAAGCGCAACCATCACTAGATTTTAAAGATGATGAGTAAATAAAACCCTTCTGGATTTTAAATCTGAAAGGGAGAGCTAACGCCACCTTCGGGTGGCTTTTTTGAGATTCCATCATGAATGATTTTTTCTTAGCAGCTAACCGCACATTGCAACTTGGCGAAATTGAAGTGAAGCAGATTCAAGTAAAGTCACTTGATTTATTCTGCCAACATGCTGAAACGGTCAAAGAATATTTAAAGGACAAAGATTATTCAGATGCAATTTTGATTGAGTTATTTAAAGCGCATACGGTTGAAGTAATCCACACATGTGTGATGACCAGTAATTTAACTGCAGATCGTATTTTTGAGATAGCAAAAGATCAGGCTTTGTTTTTAGATATGCTACGAGCAGTCTTAACTGTGAATACAGCATATTTCAAGCCTGAAAAGCCGAAGCGTGGTGCTAAGCAAAGCAATGAAAAAGTCACTTGGTTTGATTCGTTTCAGTATTTGATTGAATCAGGGCATCGTCACGATGATATTTTGAATATGTCATACGGTGCATATTTGCAGTATTTAAAAGCCGCACAGCGCAATGAGCTAAGAAAAATGCGGTCACAGGTCAATTTAATGCGCTCGGCACAACATGCTCAAAACCGTGAATTTAAAAAACTTATGGAAGATTTAAAGGTTGTTGATTGATTAACCAATTGTTAAAATGCCTGAAAAATATATAAATTTAGAGGGTGTTTTATGGGTACGCAGATTGTTGAATGTAAAAGCTGTGGAAGTGTTGGGCAATCACAATTAAGGGGAAGCACCTTAATTTCCTTTGTCTTGTTTTGGTTCTTTGCAATGATACCAGGCATTATTTATATGGTTTGGCGACGTGGTGGTATAGGGGTTTGTAAAAATTGCTCTAGCTCAGCAGTTGTTCCGTTTAGTGGTAAACGCACTAAGCTAGTACAAGAAAACTCTCTACAGCCTACGCATAGTATTACTGATGTGAAGCAAGTAAATTGCCCTGATTGCATGGAATTAATTAGATTTGATGCGCGTAAATGCAAGCATTGTGGAAGTATGGTGGGGCAATGAAATACGGTATATTAGCCGCGATAGCTGTTATAGCTCTTGCCTTTTATGTTATGCACCAAAGTAATAAAGCAGATGCAGAGCGTCTAAAACAGGCTGAAATTGCGCATCAGCAGAAAGTTGATGCTGAAAAAGCTGAGATTATTAAAGAGCAGCAGGCTAAATTAAAAAAAGCTGAAACCGATTTATTGATTAAGGGGCTGCAAGAAAAGTATTCAATGGACTATTTGGATGCAAAACAAATTGTAGAATCAGAAAAAATGTCACAGAAAGACAGGGAGTTTTACGCAGACTTAGCTGCAAGATGGGTGGATGCTTTAAATGTAGCAGGAGCCACATCCCGTATAGCTTTATCTCAGCCAGTTAAGGACCTGCAGGAAATCCGCAGAAAGCTTTCTGAAAAACAAACCATGACGTACTGTGAAGATAGATTAAAAAAAGAGTTATTGAAATCCTATGATTTTGCGATTGATGGATTTTTGAATTTCATGCACAAAAACGAAGTTCTATCGAGTGGGTTTATGTCTTTGAGTAAGAGTTATCAGCAGAATGCGAACACCTTAATTGATTACTGCTGATTAAATGCAGTAGCTAGAATGCCACATTGTTGTTTACAAACCCACTTCGGTGGGTTTTTTAATGCTTAAAATTTGAGGTCGGTATGGCAAGGGATTTAATTTTTAAACTTATTTTGGGCGCTGACAACAAAGATTTTGTTAAAGGCTTAGATGGCGCTAAGTTTGCGGTCAATGCGCTTGTTGGTGCTATGGCTGCTTTAGGTGTTGGGCTTGGTGTACGTGAGTTGGCAGAAGTCGCAGACTCATATACTAATCTCTCAGCACGCATAAAGATCGCTACAGCCGAGCATGGAAATTTTGAGCAAGCTATGGCTGGCGTGCATCAAGTTGCGTTGGCTACCAATTCAAATTTAGAAGCTACAGCAGGTTTATTCACGAAAGTGAATGATGTAGGTAAGCAGATGGGGATGACCCAGCAGCAAAGCCTAGATTTAGTTAAAACCATCAATATGGCTATTCAGACAGGCGGAGGGTCTGCTCAAGCCAGTGAAGCGGCAATCACTCAGTTTACGCAAGCATTGCAGTCAGGCGTATTGCGCGGTGACGAATTTAACTCAATTATGGAGCAAGCCCCTGGCATTTCTAAGGCATTGGCTGCTTCGCTAGGTGTTACGACTGGCGAACTCCGAAAAATGGCTGAAAATGGCGAGCTGTCTGCAGAGAAAGTCATTAAAGCATTGCAGGGACAATCGGCTGCTATTCAGGCGGAATATGACCAATTCCCCACCACTATTGGCAATGCTTTACAAAAAATTGCTACATCTTGGCAAATACTGATTGGTGAAATGGATCAGGCGCATGGTGCATCGTCAACCGTTGCAGATTGGCTTGTGGTGCTTGCAGATAATATTGCAGATCTTGATGTTGTCTTGAATGATATTGGCGAAGGTTTTGTCTGGGTTGGTGATCAACTTAAAAAGATTGATCCGCAAACAATTGAAGCCTTAAAAACAGCATTGGTAAGTGCTTATGACACAATCAAGGAGCTTGGCTCTACAGTTGGAGTAGCTTTTGAAGCAACATTTGACATCTTAAATACCACCCTATCTCAAATATTCAACTTCAATAGCGGTCTTGAAACCGCATCTGATAAAACGAGTGGCCTCACCAAATTATTACAAGCGCTGAATGTTGTTATTGGATTTATTAGTGATGGCTTTTCGGCAATTGGTATTGGTGTAAACCTACTTACTGGCGCAATTTATGATGTTGCATCTGCATTTACATACTGGAAATCTAAGCTTTTACTTGGTGATGCTAAAGATCAGGCATTAAAAGAATATAAAGAACTTGCAGCTAAGGCTCAGGAGTACTACACAAAAGCTTCAAACGGTGCTATGGAATTTAAATCCAAAGGCATTGAAGCTGTAAATGATATTAGCAAAACTCAAAAAGAAAAAGATGCTGAGTCGGTTGCGTCATCTAAAGCCAAGCTTGAGAAAATTTTAGCAGATCAGACTGCCGAAGCTGATGGCAAGAAAGCAACCGAGCAAGAAAAGCTAAAAGCCGTTCAGGATTACGCCGAAGCCGCCATTAAAGCCAATGGCGGTGTCATGGACGGCACCATGCAAGCCGATCTGATGACGAAAGGCTATATCGTCACCATGAATGATGCTGGCAAGGTCAGTGTCGAAGCATGGGATGCGGCTGCTGAAGGTGCTGAAAGAAATGCAGATGCATCGGTAAAAGCAAGAAAGGCAGCAGAAGCTTTAAAGCTTGATTTATATGAGCTGAAGAATGGAATAACTGAGGCCTTTAACACAGGTGCTAAAGATGTAGATAACTTTGCCGCTGGTGTTGAAGAACTTGGCTTTAAGGGTAAAGCAGCAGGTGAAGTAATTTACCAAGCTTGGCTAAAGTGGTTGGAGACTGCAAAAAGCCAAAATGAAGTCGATATGGCAATGTTGAAACTTCAGGAGTTTGGTAGAACAGGGCAACTTTCAACGAAGCAAGTTGAAATGGGTATGCTTGCTGTGCGAAGCGTCGTACAGGGATTACCTGCAGACTTAGATCCTGTTGAGCAAGCTTTTGAGCGATTGGGCATTAAAACCAAAGAGCAGTTAAAACTTGCTGCACAATCAGCCTTAGCAGATTTCAATACGATACAAGCCTCTGGTCAGGCAACCGCCGAGGGAATTAAGCAAGCATACGATCGAGCTATGCAGGCTGCAGCTGCATCGGGTGATCAAGCTGTTATCGCTGCAACACAAGCAAAAGCAGCATCACTAGGTCTACGCGTCGAAATAGACGAAACAGGCAAAGCCTCTGTTAAAGCTATGGATGACTTGACCGAAGCCAACCACCGTGTACGTGAATCAGCACGCAGTATTGGCGATGGTTATCGTGAAGCGGGGCAGATTGCACGTGAAGAAGCCAATGCAGCACAAATCGCATGGAATAAGGCATCTCAGGAAGCGGCTCAGAAATGGGACGCTGAAATGAAGCGCCAGTCCAAAGGTTTGAGCGCGGCTATCTCAGGCTATCAATCCATGAGCAAGAACGATGTGATTTCTCAGATTAAAAGCATGGGATACAGTGAAGATCAGGCTAAGAAATTGGCAGGGTCGATCTGGTCACAAGCAATGGAAACTGATCGTGATGCCAAATTTTCTGCATACGGCAAAGGCGGCAACTTGGCGATGAATAAACTCATCGAACAAGAATTTAATAACGCTGCAGCGAAAGGCTTAACGACACAGCACGGTACAAACAAGATTAATGAATTACTGCGTAATCTTGATGTGAGAAGTACAGGCAGCACAAAGGTCAATGATTATGCGCCTTCTATTTCTGAGCCGAAAGTCCGCGATCTGCAGAATGATGCACCAACCAAAAACGTGCGCTTTGAGTTTGTTTCAGGCGGTAAACGCTTTGAAATGCTCGGCTCACAAGAAGATGGCGATACAATGGAAAGCATCTTGCGTGAATTTGAAATGCTGAAAAAGGCGATGTAATGAAATTAATACGCTTAACAACATCCGAAACCGTCTCATTAGAAGACGGTTTTTTATGGTCTGATGAATTTGAATGGAAGCCTAAAGAGCAAACAGTGGAACGTGCCATTAGTGGTGCGGCCATTATTCAGGAAGGCATCAAAGTTGGCGCTCGACCCATCACTTTAACGCCCGACAGCAACCGAGGTTGGGCAAAGTTAAGTGACGTGCGCAAGCTGCAGGAATGGTCGGCTTTAAGTGAGAAATTCAGACTGCAATTTGAATGGCCACATGACACACGGCAATTTGATGTGATTTTTAATCATCAAGATACAGCACTGGAAGCGGTCAGCGTGTGGGGTTCACCTGCGACCAGTTCAGATGAAATGATGCGTTTAACGCTAAGATTTTGGAGCGAATAATGGCGATAGAAACAAAAGACTTGGTGCTCTATAAATCGGAGCGCTTAACTGATACAGACGATGGTGGCGGTAAATATTCAGGTAAAGTCATCGTTGATGGTCAAAGTAATAACTTGTTCAATGACGTGTCGGAGATGGATAGAACGATGGGTGATGTATCCATGCGTAAAATCTTTCCAGCGGTCATCACTGAAGATACAGACGCATTGATGGGGGCAACGGTATTCATCTCTGAAAATCCGCAAGACCCAAATGTATCGGCTTTACTGTTCAGTACAAAAAACTGGACAGATGAACGCCGTAGTGCCCAAAACCGAGTAGAGAATTACTTAGCCAAAGGTGGGCAGATTGCAGGCACGCCGTTAGATACACATTGGCAGGGCATGAAGCAGTTGCAAGTCGCCATGTTTCCACAAGAAACCGAGTCAAGTGTGGGTGACACCATTGTTTTAGTGAGCGATGAGGGCAAGGCGCTTGAGTTTGAGCAATATGTGCGTATCACCAAGGTTGAGACACGTATTGCAATCATGGTGGTTGATAATAAAAACGTGGAATACAAGATTGCCACGTACACCATCAACGATCCGTTAGAGCGTGATTTTGTCGGATTGACAGCGCGGCAGTGGTACGCTGGCAGCACACAGTCTAAAACCATTATTCGTGAATCATTGGTAGCAGATACAGGCGAATATTGTGCATCGGTAAAACTCGCATCGGATGCGCAAGTTGGTGAGTTCACTGTGAATGCATCTAGCATGTTTACGCAGTTGATTCCATCTGCACAGACTGAAACCCCGATTATTGATGTGAATGCTGCGGGTGAGAGCATTATTTTGGTGCCTGGTAACGACGGTACCATTACTGCGAATTTCCCAACTACTGTAGGCGTCAGTCAAAACTTGTATTTAGGCTCAAGCGTCATGCCGTCAAGCATTGCATTTACGTTGTTTGGTCAGTCTGTTAGCGATCAAGGTGGCTTGCTTAAAAACAGTCAAGGCACACAAGTCGGCACGATTGATTATCAGCGTGGCTTGATTCAATGGACTTCTGCTGCAGGTGCTGGCTCGACCACATTAGCCATTACATTTAAACCTGCTGCTGCACCAAGACAGTATTTTCAAAGCTATGCTATCCCTGTGACACAGAACAACCAAAGCACCAACTGGACAGGCGTATTAATTCCAATCCCTGCGCCTGGTAGTTTGTCGCTGTCTTATATGTCGCAAGGCAAGTTTTATGAGCTAAAAGACGATGGCTCAGGGCAGTTGAAAGGCGTTCACAGCTCCTTTGGCTCAGGCATGATTAACTATGAAACAGGCTCATTCTTGCTAACCACAGGCGCTTTGCCTGATGTGGATACGCCAATTTTGGCAAATTGGGGCACACCGATTGCAACTTTTGTGCGAGCAGGGTTGCCTGTAGATAAAGCGGGCTTTGATTTTGATCTTGGGCAAACAGGTATTGCCACAGGCATTACTGTGACTTGGGTACTAGAAGGTGCAACTAAAACCGCATCTAGCAATGCAAAAGGTTTGTTTACAGGTGATGCCACTGGATACGTCAATTACGCTGCAGGCACAGGTCGGATTATCCCAAACAAATTGCCGCAGAAAAATACGCAATTCAACATCACTTATAACTATGGTCCACAGCTCAGCCAATCAAAGTCAGCGATACCTGATGCCAACCAACAACTGACGTTTACCATTGGTACAGGTTCAAGTATTCAGCCGAGTAGTGTTGCTTTAGATATTCCTGTGACAGATCAATCAGGTCTAAATACGCTGATTGTGCATCTTAAAGATGACCCAACAGGCAGCAACATAGGGAATTTAATTAATGATGCAGGCGATATTCAGGGCACGATTGATTACAACACAGGTCAGTGCATTGTGACACCAACAGCTTCATACAAAATATTTAGCTATGTGTATGAAGCGAGATTTAACGCAACTTATGCGTCTGTATAAAGGTGATCTAAATGGCTTTTTATTCTCCAGTTACATCCCAAATTAGTGGCACGACACAAGCATTTCGGGCTTATAACGAAACTACAATCTATGTGAAATACCGCGACAGTTCAGGCGTAAACCAAAGCAGCACTATTGCTGTGGCGGATAAGTTGCGGCTTGATCTGTCATCAGGTTATGACGAGCAGATTTTGACAGGCTCGGCACGTTTTAGAGTGGGTGCTGATACTTTCTTAGATCGTGATGGGATTTTATATCGCAATGTAAATCCATCAAATAATAGCGGCATCGCATCGGGTTCTATTCAGTACGGCACAGGAAAAGTTGAAATTGAGTCATGGACGCCAAACGGTGACAACACTGTTAGCTTAGGCTCGCTGACGACTACAACCGACTTGCCACCAATGAATCAAATCAGCTTTAGAACGCCTGTAATTCCAATACGTCCGCAGTCATTGACTGTGGTTGTAGCATCGTTGAAGCACGGTCAATTAACGCTGACTACTGACGAAAATGGTGTGATTGAAACAAGTCTTGCGCATGGCAAGATTAATCACGATACAGGTTTTGTGGATATTTATTTCTACACTAAAACCGAAATTACCGAAGCCAATCGTGCAGAAATTACCGCCAAAGATTGGTATGACGCGCGTATGGAGTATGAGGAAGCGGGCAAAACCTACATCAATGTACCAGTTTGGATTGATGGTTCATCGGTGCGTTATAACGCAATCGCTTATACCTATATCCCACTTGATTCTGAAATTTTGGGCTTGTCTGCAACACGTTTGCCGCTTGATGGGCGTGTACCTATTTTCCGAGTCGGTGACATTGGTATTGTCAGCTCAAGTAAATCGCAGGAATTGCCAAGCCATGTGGCAGGGCAGATTTACAACCTAAACGACCAACGTATTTCATGGTGTGAGTTAGAGGACAGTCAAGGTACCAAAGTGCCGTTTGATATGTATGTCGTTGATTATGACTACGGCAAAGTCACATTAAACGGTGATTTTTCTCTAAATGCTTTGGTTGCACCACTTACTGCTAAATACCGTTATCAAGATATGGGTCTAATACGTGATGTGCAGATTAGTGGGCAGCTAACCTTTACCAAGCCTTTAACACACAATTACGATGCAGCAGACACGATTGTGGGTTCAGCCCTAGTGATTGGTGATATGCAATCGCGCTACACACGTAAATTTGTGCAGCAGTCCTGGAACAATACTTGGGCAGATGAAGCCACAGGTAGCGGTATTTCAGCCAACTATAACGATGCGTTATACCCAATTGCTGTGACAAATAAGGGCGCAATTCAGGAGCGCTGGGCTTTAATCTTCACAGATGCAACAAACTTCCGCTGTGTTGGTGAATATTCGGGTCAGATCGGCACAGGTAGCGTAAATGCTGACTTTGCACCAATTAATCCTGTGACTAGCTTGCCGTATTTCACAGTGAAAAAAGAGGGTTGGGGCGCAGGTTGGGTAAATGGTAACGTTCTGCGCTTTAACACTGTAGCTGCAAACTTCCCAGTTTGGGTGATTCGCACAGTGAAGCAATCTGAGCCAACTGTCATGTCAGATCAATTCCAGATCATGCTACGTGGCGACATTGACCGCGTTGTTTAAAATTTAAATCAAATATGACCGCTTTGTGCGGTCTTTTTTATGAGTGAATAAAAATGGTCGCAAGTACAGATATTAAGTTTTATGTGCATACCAACAATAATGCACCACAACTGCAAAATGCTTATGGCTCGATGATTAGTGTGTTGGATGCATGTTTGATTAATGGCTTTCAAATCGGAGTAGTCAGCTCACTTACAGCATCGGGAAATATAGTAACCGCAACATTCGGCGCTGCGCATAATTTAATGCAGTACCAAGTAATTAAAATTACAGGTGCCAATCAACCTGAATTTAATGGTGAACATCGTATTTTAACAATTCCAAACTCAAGTTCGCTCACATTTGAGTTAGCAACTGCGCCTAGCGTACCAACTGCCACAGGTGCGATTAGTGCTTCATTACCACCATTAGGTTGGGAGAAGCCCTTTAGTAGCACACATTCAAGCGGCGTAGGTGGTAAAGCGGCATATCGCTCTTTAAATCTACTCTTGCCAAGTCGTCCATTTTTACGTGTGGTAGATGAACTTGATCCTGCATATACAGCAACTTATGCAAAATTTGCAAAGGTTGGCATTGTAGAAGATATGACTGATATTAATACAATGCTTGGGGTACAGGCGCCTTTCGATATTACTTTGCCTAATAAAAACTGGGTAGGTACAGGAAGCGGTGCGACAGCATACAACGGTTGGTCAAAATGGATTTATGCAAGATCGGCAGCATCGAGTGCAACGGAAGCAGATCTAGTTGCGAATGGTGTAAGAAAATGGTTTTTAGTTGGCAATTCAGATTATTTTTATGTCGTTCCAGCTTTTGCGGTAAGTAGCAATGTTGGCCCAATTTATGGTTTTGGGAATTTTGTTAGCAACATCCCTTCGGACTCTACCAATACCTTCTTGTCTGCTACAAATAAATATACTCCAGCTAACTCATCTTACTATGTCGGTGAAAATTCGGGAATCGGGTCAAATTCAAGCAGAAATGCAAACATTATACTTTTAAGAAAATTCGATCAAAGCGCATTATTTGCGACTGCATCAAATGGTATTTTGCAGATCGGCAGCTCCCCATCAGCAACAACAGGAGCATCAAATGATATTAATGCAGTAGATGTGCTTGGATATATCCAGTCATTTGATGTTTTTTTAACAGAGAATAAATCTGCTTTCTCAGCAGCAGTTGGGTTAGTAAGAGGTAAACTTAGTGGTATTAGATGGCTTTTACAAAATAAGCCTCTGTCCGAATACGAACTTATAGAGCTTGGTGATGAGGTTTATATTGGGAAATCGATGCTATCACATACCATTGATGGTCAAATGTTATTCAAGGTGGTTTAACTATGAATGTGCTTTTAAATATTGACTACGACGTTAAATCACATATATCAAAAGGAGTTAGATTCACAAGCGTTGGGGCAAAAAGCATCCGTGGAAAAGTTAAAAAAATAGGAGTCGCCATACCGTGTCGAGTTCGGTTATATGAAAAATCAACAGGTCAAAAACTAGCAGAAGTTGCAACAGATATAGAGGGTAACTATGAGTTTTCAAAAGTCGAGCAAATCAAATGCTTTATAGTAGCGCACGATCCAGCCAATCAATTCAACGCAGTCATTCAAGATAACGTGGTGCCAAAATGAGTAAAACCTCAGTCAATGCTCGGCTTGCCATGATTCAAGCCTTTGCAAATTTTATGGATAGCGGTAGCCAGAGTGCTACCGTTATTTTTTATGAGGGTGTGCAGCCTGCAAATACATCAGTTGCGGCGGATTCTAACAATGCTTTAGTCACTTTGGTTTTTCCCGAACCCTGCGTTAAAGAAGTCACGCCAACTTACGTTGAGTTTCATCCAACCGATACAGGCTCGGTTATTAAATCTGGCACAGCCACTTGGGCACGTATTTTTAACGGTGCAGGCGAAGTGGCAGCAGATCTAACTGTGGGTACTGATATATCGCTGGCAAATACCAATTTGGCTTTGGGCGGTACCCTGTTCATCCAGTCCATCAAACTTAGACCGTAAATAGAGGTGTGCATGTGGGAATTAATAATGAGATTGATGCACATCAAATTGACCTAAATTTTACAAAGCCGCTTGAAAATGTCGATGCTCACAATGTTGTCTTGAACTTCGGTGATGAAAGTTCTGTAAATACTGCAGTCATAGACACGGTACTCGACACTGAATTCAGCTTTGAAGTCATTGCGGTCTTTGAAGAAAATACCGATGTCATCGGGCAGATTGATACTGTCTTAGACACCAGTTTTAGCTTTGAGATAGTTGCGGAATTTGCAGAAAATCTATGCACGATTGATACGGTTTTAGATACCGCATTTCAATTTCAAATCGATGCTGTATTCGACATCAATCACATCGTCGGGGTGTCTTATGCCTTTGATGCTAGTTATCAAAAGGCAGTCGCTGCCTTAAGTGTCACAGCAATACCATGGGCCAAGCCAATTTTGAGAGTCTCAAATGAGGCTCTTTTTTATGACCAGGGCTTGGTGCTGAGTCAGCAAGCAATGACAGGTTTTGATCGTTCAAACTCACTCGCACAAGCCGTCCGTATTCAACATGAGAAAGCTATTGGCCTGCAGACCGATGCGTATTTGGTATGGCAATCAGGTGACAAGCGATTCATTCATCAGAGCTACTTATTTGATGAAACGCTAAAACTGCGTATCAATCGAATCACAGACTGGCACGAAATGATTCGTAAGCGCCGCAATGTCACCTATGCGCATGAAGTGGCACACGTCTTTGAAAAGCATTTTACTTTTGAATGGGATAAAGGCTTAGAGCTTGTCACGACTGATGATTTGGCTTGGGAAAAAGCGAAGGCGATTCACTATCGCAAGCATCCAGTAAAGCCATGGTCACAACCCGAATTGCCACAATACGTGGGCACAGGCGACCTAAACTTTATCTGTCTATGCAATGAAGTCGATGCGCATAACGTCATTCTTAACTTCGGTGTTGATGACTGTATTCCCACAATTCCAAATCAAAATTGGTGGTATATCTTGAATAGTTTATCTGTGACACGGCTTGATAATGATGCAGAAATTCTAGTTTATGACGGAAGCTATCGCTCAGATCGCAGTAGTTGGGCATGGTCGTATAGCTTAACTGTGCCGCATACTGAAATTTCGAAATTAGAGCCAATCAATGGGCAGCCTGTAATTCTTAAAATTACGGTCAATGGGCATGAGCATCACATGCTGCTTGAGAATCGCACACGTTCACGTAATTTCGGCAATATTACTTATGTGCTTACAGGTCGCAGTCAAACCGCTTTACTTGATGCACCGTATGCACCTTTACGCTCGTTTTTACAAGAGAATGAGCGTACATCGGTACAACTTGCGCAGGCTGAATTAGACCGTGTTTTTAGTGATACAGTGCTGAATTGGCAATTGATTGATGACCTTGGCTGGATCGTAGCAAACAACAGTTTAAGTTATTCCAATCTTGCGCCAATCGCAGCCATTAAACTGATTGCAGAAAGTGGTGGTGGCTTTGTGTATAGCGAAAAGGGTAGCAATACACTTTCAATCAAGCCGCTTTATAAAAAGACATTTTGGGATACGTTCACAGTAGATGATTATGACCGCCTGATACCTGATTCATTAGTCACCAGTCAGTCTACAGACTATGAGCTTTATCCTGATTACAACGGCATCACGCTAACAAACGATAGAACGGGCAAGCAAGGGCAAGTCAAACGCACAGGCACAGCAGCAGACGTGCTATTGCCACCTGAAAATAATCCTTTGTTTGATGTGGTCAGCATGGGTGCTTTCGGTAAAGCCAAACTTGCTAAAGCAGGTATGGTTGAAACACATACATTGACCATGCCAATTTCTACAGAAGTTGGGGAGTGTGCACCAGGCGAAATCTTTGCATTTAACGCTGAATGGTGGGGCATCATTGAGAGTGTCAATGTGTCATTCAGCCATGCCAAAGTGAATCAAACTGTCAAAGTGGAGCGCGTGAATCGTGAGTAATGCATTGCAACGGTTGATTGATCTGCTGCCAAAAGCTCCTGAATTTATCGGGCAAATCACGCATGAAAATCATCCGAATTATAAAGTTTTAGTTGTAGATGGGTCTGGGCTAGTGATGTGTACCAGCACGACTCGCTACAACGTCGGCGCAACGGTTTTTATATCAGATGGGGAGATTAAACGCTTGGCGGCAAGCGGTGATGTAGTTCAGATCGAAGTGTGAATTTTTTAAATTGAAGCAAGCGTCCGAAAGGGCGTTTTTTTATGTCTGGAGAAAAGACAATGCAAGAAAACGCATTACCGTGGTTTATTAAATTAGTTCCAGCAGTTGTGGGGGCAATCCTTGCTTTGGTGTTAAGCGGGGATATTGATAAAGACGGAAAAATCCAAGTCACGTTAGGCGTGATCGGCAAGTTCTTATTTAGTGTATCAGTCAGCTTATATGGCGGTGCTGCATTCATTGAATACTACGAATTAAACCAGTATTCACACATGGCGCAAGGCTTTGTGATGTTGATTTTCGCTGTATTTGGATTACTGACGATTGGTATCGTTTATCAATCAATTGCACTGATGCAGGGTAAATCAATTGCAGAAGTCATTGCGGAAGTGAAAGCTGCTTTCGTTGCGATTATCGGGGGTGGCAACAAGTGAAATTAATTAATGATTGGAAACAAGCTTGGAAACTCAAGTCAGTGCAAGTGGGTGCGTTGTGGGCGTTTTTTTACGTCTTAATGTATGCGGCTTTTGAATTGTTATGGCTGTTTGGCTCTAACTTTCCTCAATTTTGGGCAGCAGTACCGCAGGAAGTTAAAGAGTTATTACCGCATTCATGGGTGCTATGGCTTGGCTTTCTAAACAATGTTTTAAGTGTTTTTTCCCGCTTGAAATATCAGCCTGAATTGCATGGTGGTGACAATGAATCTAGCTCAGATTAAAAAACTGCAAAAGTCAGTCGGTGTGCATGACGATGGCATCGTTGGTCGTGGCACACTGACTGCTGTGTTTCGCAAGCTTGGTGCTAGTCAGTCACGCGCTGAAGAACTCGGTCTTGCTGCAAATGTTCACATGCGCACCTATGGCATCCTAGACAACTCACTTCGCTTTATTCACTTCTTAGCACAGTTGGCACATGAAAGCGGTAACTTCCGATACATGGAAGAAATTGCATCTGGTGCAGCATACGAAGGGCGAAAGGATTTAGGTAATACACAGTCAGGGGATGGAAAGCGATATAAAGGGCGAGGACCAATTCAATTGACTGGACGCGCCAATTATCGCAGATACGGTCAACAGCTTGGCATCGACTTTGAAAACAATCCTGAAATTGTGGCAATCCCAAGTGTAGGCTTGTTGGTCGCTTGTAAGTTTTGGTTTGATAATGGCTTGAATGCTTTAGCAGATCAAGATGATTTAAGAGCGATTACACGTCGAATCAATGGCGGATATAACGGCTTTGAAGATCGGAAAAATCATCTAGCAAAACTAAAAAGTTGGGTGTGAAAAATCCTTATAGGCAAACCCTACGCAACTGGGCGTGTTGGGGTTTGCTGTTTTTTCATTTAGTTATCTCAAGCATTTCGCCCCATTTAAATGGGTTTCTGCTCAGTTTATCACGACTCATTGACCAATTGCGGTCTGGCAAGAAGCAGCTGCCCGCAGCAATCTTTTTCTTGCCAAACTTTATCTGAACGCTTTCCAGCGCCTGCATTAAATTTTCCTTTCTTTGAATCGCTTCCATATCAGTGAGCAGGTCATAAATATGTGATGACTTCGGCTCAAGGCACGTCAAAACAACTCCGCATTTCTTAAATTTCATATCCTTTCTATATAGCATGTTTAGCATCCGCACAGCTCTATCAACATGATCAAGCACGCAGTCAGTGGGCTGTGAAAATGTTGAGGTATGTGCGTTGCTGTAGAATGGCACATTTGTATCAAAGGGATTTGTTTGTACAAAAGCTGTGATGCATCCACACAACAGATTTTCTTTTCTTAAGCGTGAACATGCATCCTGGGCATACATCGAAATTGCTTCTCTCAAGTCATTTATGTCTGTTACTTTTGTGCCGAATGAGCGGCTGGCCACGATCTGTTTCTTACTCGGTGGGGTATGCTCAATTTCAATGCATGATATGCCTTGCAGCTCTGCCACTGTTCTAGCCATAACAATTGAAAATAGTTTTTTAATGTTGCGAGGGTCAGTGCACGCAAGGTCATGTACTGTATTGATATTCATATCATTGAGTCTTTTTGCGTGTTTACGCCCAACGCCCCAAACTTCTGACACATCGATTGTGCCAAAAATCTGTTCCTTATTTATTAGATCCATGCTCACCAAATCGCATACACCTCTGAACTGGGCATTTTTTTTGGCAATATGGTTTGCAATTTTAGCTTCGGTCTTTGTTCTGCCAATACCAACGCAGACAGGCAATCCTAGCCATTTCCAAATGCGCTCACGCATCTGCTGCGCATAGTCACTTAGGTCAAACTTATTACTGTACGCAGTCAACTCAAGAAAGCTTTCGTCTATAGAATATATTTCTTGTTCACCAGGTCCAACAAATTCAGACAGTATCGAATGAAAGCGACGGGACATTTCAGCATATAAAGCATAGTTGCTAGACAATACTTGGACATTATTGTGGTGAATAATGTCTTTGATCTGAAATACAGGCACACCCATTTTGATGCCTAAGTCTTTGGCTTCTTGGCTACGAGCGACCGCACAACCATCATTATTTGATAGAACAATAACGGGCTGATTATTTAGTGATGGATCGAATACACGCTCACAGCTGACGTAACAGTTATTCACGTCAATGAGCGCAAATACACGATTTGCGTTATTCATAATTTATTCTTCTTATTGTTTTAGACAGACAGGTTTTTTAAGTTCCAAGTCACAACAGCGACAACTTCAAACGTTTGCCCATCTTTCAGGTAAATACTGTCATAGTCAGGGCTTTCTGCCTTGAGCCATGCCTCAGGCAAAGTGGCAGGGTCGTAGTCTTCACCAAAATGCTCAATCAACTCAGCTTTTGACATCTGGGCGGTAATCATCAAGCGCTTAATGGTCAGGTCTTTTTGGTCGATTAATGCAACCACAATGCTGCGGTGTTTGGCTTCTTTACTACGGTCAACAATGACTACATCGCCATATTCAAGTCCAGCATTGACCATTGATGTGGTACGTATCGTATTTAAAAACGTAGCATTAGCATTTGAAATAAGGTGCTCGTTTAGGTCGATGCTTTTATCAATGTAGTCTTGGGCAGGGGATGGGAAACCTGCAGGAATGGATTCGGATGCAATTGGTATGCTTACGTGTGTACGTGGTGACACTTGCGTAAAACCATGACGATCAAGCAGCGTGATTTGTTCAAGAATTGCATTGATTGTAGGGCTAGGCTTACCCTCAGGACCCATAATTTGTTGAAGTGATGACCAAGCGTCATCCGAGAAATAAATCGGCAGTTTTTTTGACAT